TTTGGGACACTAGCAAACCAAACGGCACGCCGCGAAAACTCATGGACTCTTCTCGCTTAAACAACTTGGGCTGGACTCCAAAAATTTCCCTTGACGAAGGATTAGATAAAACAATCGAAAATTTCAAAAAATTATGAGCAAAATTGCAATCATTACTGGCGCTAACGCGATGGACTCAAAGAGTTTGGTTTCTCAGTAAAGAACATACTTTTCTAAAAATCCCTGCTGTTTCAGGGCTACAGAAACTTTAGGGGGATTTCCATTTCTAAAACAAGTCCAACCTTTATGGTAGTTTGCTTGAGCCTTTGGGTTTCCGATATTATTCATACACGCCTCATTTAAATCAAACGCAAGGCATATTCGTTTAGCTCCAATACTTTTGTAAAAAACCCCATCTGGAGAAACATATGTGTCGAACATGTGGTAATTTTCTTTCTTAGTCCAACCACAACATGTTTTACTGTAACCCTTAACCATATTAAAAAAAGATGCATATGGAAAATTATTTTTATGGCAAAAAAAGGCTAAATTTTTTATAAAAACTAACTTGCCATCTGGGTCTAATAGCTCGATAGAGATTTTTTTATACAAACCATTCATAAATAAATCCTCTTCGGTTAAGGATTCAAGGTGCCAACCCTTATGGATTTTAACTTTCCCACTTAAAACCATAGAAATGGAGCTACTGCATAATCCATTATCTTTACAAAATTTGTTAATATTAACAAAGCGCTGGGGTGGCCCAAAATCCTTACATAAGGTAAAAGTTTTAATATTTTTCGAGACCTTCCCCATGTTTTCTGGCAATCTATAGCCCTTATAATGAAGCATTTGCCCGTGGATAAGCTTGTAGAATGACCCTTTTTCTAAATTATTTTTCTCCGCAAACTCTTTGGGGTTTTCTATGAATAAAACTTGCCCATCTTTGTTAACCAAACGAATCGGCTCATTTTTAAATTTAACCTTTCTTCTTTTTTCAAAATCCTCTTTTGAAATAGATTCAGAGCAGTAGCCTCCAGTAGTTACTACCTCTCTATTCCCTTTTATCATGCTGTACATGGAGTTATAACTAAGATTATTATCTTGGCAAAACCTTACCAAATCTTTTATTTCAACAATCTCCCAAGTATCAATCTTGCGGACAAACCTAGTTTTAAGGGAGTGGACCCTTTGTTTTTCAATTGTTTCCTTTAAAACAAACTTATTGTTGCCACAGCCCCTTAAATTATACCCATTTGGGCTATAAACATTGTATTTTTCAGCGTAAAAAATCTCTAGCCTATTTAACTCATCTATGGACGAAACCTCTTCTTCGAGGATTTCAACTGAAAAAGCTTCTTCGCCATACTTTCTATAAGCATTTTTTAATAAAATATTATCGGTATAATGCCACCACTTCCCTTTTTTATACCTAGTATTAAAAGTGCCAGTGGTTTGACCAATGTAGCTTTTACCATTGATTTTATTCGTTATTTTGTAGATGACCATTTGCTATATAATAAGATTTACACACAAATCAACTTTTCGGTCAAATAATGTTATTATTTTTTTGATGAAACGAATTTTAATTACGGGCGCAAATGCCCAAGACGGCAGTTATATGGTTGACTATCTTATCGAAAATACAGACCATTTTATTCTCGCTGCCACACGTCGAACAAGTCAACCAATTGACAAGCATATTGAAAAATACAAAGACCATCCTCGCGTCAAGTTTATCCTTTTGGACTTGAACGATGGTCACTCCGTTGAAAATGCTGTCGAAACAGAAAAGCCAGATTACTTCATCAATTTCGGAGCTTCCGCGTTCGTTCCTGACAGTTGGAATTCGCCCGCTCTTACAATGCAGGTAAATACGATTGGGGTCATTCATTGCCTAGAGGCTATCAAAAAGCACGCCCCGCATTGTAGATTCTATAATGCCTGTTCTTCCGAGATTTTCGGTGAAGTGTTAGAAGTGCCACAAAAGATTACTACACGGCCAAATCCCCGAAGCGTTTATGGTGTTTCTAAAAACGCGGCAAGAGAAATTGTAACCGTTTATCGAGAGTCGTATGGATTGTATGCAGTGAGCGGTATTTTATTCAACCATGAATCCCCTCGTCGGCAAAACCACTATGTAACCCGTAAAATCACTAAAAACGTTGCCAGAATCGCCCGTTCAATTAGAGAAAATAATTGGGATTTCGAGCCGCTAGAATTAGGAAATCTTGACGCTCTACGAGATTGGAGCGATGCGGCGGATTTTGTTGTTGGCGTGTGGAAAATGCTTAACCAAGAAAAGCCGAAAGACTACGTTCTCTCTTCTGGAGAAATGCATTCAGTCCGAGAATTTGTGGAAAAGGCATTTTTGACCGCTGGAATTTCTGGTGTATGGAGCCAGTTGTCAAACGATCCACTGACGCTTGAATACATCATGGCAAGAAGTGGGCTTGCTACAAAAAAAAGAATCACTCTTGTAAAAGTCAATCCTCAATTTTACAGGCCAGCAGAGGTCTGTGAGTTGCTAGGTTGTTCGGATGAAGCAAGAAAAGAGCTTGGATGGAAGCCAAAAACTTCCTTTGATGCCCTAGTTCAGAAAATGGTGGATTGGGACTTAAATAATCCTTGACTTTTTCTTGGATTAGGGCTAGAATAACACATGCCGCGCCCTAAAAAGCCCAAAACCCCCAAACAACCGAAGCCCCCCAAGCTTCCGCCGATTAACAAACACAAGTTAATCGAACGCCTAGTCGAGAAACCGTCTCAAAACATCCGCTTCTGGCTTATTAAAGAATGCAGCATTCTCAAAAAGTTAGAAGAAAAGTTCCCACTCACCTTCCTAAATCAACTAAAATACAGCAAGAAGTGGCAATCTCTGGCCGTTCTGTTTTGCGACGATTTGATGCTTGATTTGGAAAGACGATATAGGGCGTATCTTTATGTTCCGCCGATTCACGAAATGATACCTTTGGGCGAAAAATCGGGCGAAGATTTGAAAATTGAGAAGAAAAAGTCATTAAGAGAGATTTTAACATGAAAGAAATAGAAAATTTAATTAGCCAAGGGTGGGCTCTCATATCCGTAACGCACAACTCTATCTCTTTAACAAAAGGTGGTCAATGGAAGTATTTTCTAAACCATGACTAAAACCCAAGGACAATCCTCCATCACAATCAGCAAACTAGCATTTTTGGACGAAATGCTGCCCGAACCTCGTCTAAAAAAAGACTACAACGAATGGTCCGAACAGAGCGAATACACTGGCTCTCTCAAAAACATTGACACTCTATTAGAACTCGTCAAAAGACTCGCCGCAAAAGTCTTGACAGAAGAAGAACTCGTTAATATTTTAGGAAACCAATCAGGATTCGGGAAACACAAAGTTACCTATGCCTCAAACCCTCAAAACGAAAAGCCCGAATACTCAATTCAAGACGGTTGGAAGCAAGAACCTCTGCCAACACTCACAACACCTTAATTAACAACAAAACATGGCCACAATCAAAAAAATCCTAAAACCCGCCGATGAAGAAAAGAAAAAGTCTGCAAATGCGGCAGACGCCCTAAAACTCTTCTTAAAAGAGTCTCATCATTATAACGATACAGTTCCCAAAAACATTCCCATCTCCACTGGATCACTAATCCTAGATTCAGCAGTTAAAGTTACTTCTGGAATGGTTATCCGTCTTGTAGGAAAGGGTGCGGAACTTGGCAAAACGGCCCAATCTTTTGTTTTCGCTGAAAACTTCATGGAAACAATGCCAAAGTCCAAAACTCTGTTCATCAAGGCAGAAGGAAGGCTTTCTCCTCAATCTATGAAACGCTCAGGATTGAAATTTGTTTTCTCTGTTGATGAATGGGTTGACGGCACAGTGTTTGTTGTCTGCGGAAACATTGCGGATGATATTTTTAAGCTAATTAAATCAACGCTTGAAAACGCTCATCAAAGCGGAGAGCATATCTGCTTTATTATTGATTCAATGGATGGTTTGATTTTGAAGAGCGATTTTGACGGGAAAGAAATCGGCGGAGATATGATGGTTGCTGGCGTTCCAAAACTCACCAAGCTATTTTTCCGACATTGCGCCCTCCCTATTAGCCATTATGATTCATTGTGTCTAATTACGGGACAATATGCTGCCCAAATCAAGGCCGACAAATATTCTCCAACCGCCCCCAACCAAGGAAGTTCGTCTGGCGGTTCGTCCCAACAGCATCAGGCAGATTATGTTTTCGACTATAACTCCATTAGAATGGACGACTATATCTTAGAAGACCCAAATAATAAAACGCCCGATCCCGTTAAAAACAAAATTATTGGCAAATTCGCCCGAATCACCTTCCGCAAATCCGCTGATGATATTACAGGAATGACCTATGAGGTTCCAATTCGTAAAGGTCAAATCGGCAAAAAACAAATCTGGGTTGAAAAAGAAGTTGCTGACATTATGATTTCCTACCAAATGTTAACAAAAGGAGGTAGCTGGCTAACTTTTGCGCCAGAAATCCTAGAAGAAGCCAAAACTGCTGGTTTGGAACTCCCCGAAAAAGTCCAAGGCATTAATAACCTCTACGCCCTGATTGAGGAAAACGAACCAATCAAAAACTACTTCTACACCAAAATCAAGAAAATGATCGACGTGTCGTGAATAAAAAACAACTCACTCTCCTAAAAGAACTAATCGCCGAAACAAAAAGCGACCTAGATTCTTATAGCGAAGAACAAGAAAACTTCATAAAAAACGGTGACTACAAATCCGCCGCCGAAAATTCAGAGCGAAGAAAAGTCAAGCAATATTTCCTGTGGAGACTAAGCTTAATTAAGCAAAACCAAACAATTCAAGAAAACCAAGACCATATTTTAAGAAAAGTTCGGCGGCAAAAACTATGACCTTCCTTGATTTAAAAGGCCGCAAAAAGTCAATAAAAAACATCCGCCGCTATCTTGTTAATTGGAGCAAACCAACACGCTCTAAATTCCAAGACGCCGCGAAGAAGTTTTTTTATCCGTATTGGAACTCTGATATTGTTTTGGAAGAATGCCCATTAGTCGGGACTCTCTTAAAATTTGATTTCATTAACGTGTCAAAAAAGATTGCTTGCGAGGTCAGCGGGCGGCAACACATAGAGCATGTCCCACACTTTCACGGCAAAAATCCAGTCGGCAAATTCCTCGGCCAAATTAAAAGAGACATGAAAAAACACGATTGGGCGGCGCTTAACGGCTACGAGTTAATCGAAATCTATAACGAGAAAGAGTTAACTTACGAATTTTTTCTAGAGCGCGGAATCGAATTGTAAGCAAGAACCCACCGCCTAAGTCGTTAATATAACGCATGGCATTCACAATTCCCCCTAGCTTTCTAGAAAAGCTCTACGATTTAACAGGAGACGGCGAAAACTATAAAGGCTGCATGGTCTTTTACGTTGACAACGACGGCAATACGCGCCAATATATCAGATGCCAAAACGCCGCAATGCTGGATGCAATGAGAAAAAAAGCCGAAACCTACCTTGTCGCTATGGACGAACAAGAGTCAGTAGTTGGTAAACGTGGAGACGTAGAAGAAGATTAAAACATGATTTTTGACCAAAAACTAGAAACCAACCTTATCGCTGGCCTGCTCAAGCGGCCAAATGAGTATCTAACCATCCAAAGTTTTTTTTCTGAGACTGATATTTACAGCGAAGATTCTCTTTTACGCCGAACGATTCTATCCCTCATTCGTCAAGCTGTTGAAAAAGGGGAAGGAGACTCAATTGATGCAATGATCGTCGCCCAACGATTGGAAACGTTGGGAATCAAGTTTGATGAGGATATTCCAGTCGGCCAATTTGTTGAAAGTTTGGCTCTCAGAAATATTCCAGAAGGCTCCGTTTATAAAGCGGCGGTAGAGCTTAAAAAGCTATCAGAACGGCGCAAGCTCTTGAAGGCAATGGCCGATGCCTCTGAAAAACTAAAGCAGCTTCCCCGCTCCGCATCCCTAACTGAAATTCAAGATGTTGTCGATAAGGACGTTAACTCCAAAATGGGAGCAATTGATTCGGGCGAAGACGAGGCCGTAAATATTTACGACTCAATGCAGGAATTCATTGAAACAGACCCAGAAGTTAGCGATGAACTATTTGGGCCGTTTGAAAAAGTGAATAAGATTTATGGATCACTTGTGAACCCTGGTAATATCATCACCGTGACTAGTAGAAGTGGGTCTGGAAAAACCACATTAGCAATGGAATATTGCTCATATGTCGGGGCAAAATACGATATTCATGTCCTGCATTTTGATAACGGTGAGATGAGTATGCAAGAACTCCAACAGCGTCAAGTTGCCATGCATTCAGGCGTTCCAATGTATCTCTTGCGTCAACAAAAATGGCGTCATGCTGGCCCAGAAATCGTTGAAAAAGTTCGCAAAGTTTGGGGCGACATTAAAAAGAAAAAATACAAATTCTTTTACAAGAGCGTGGCAGGAATGTCTGCCGATGAAATGGTGGCTTATGCCAAAAAGTTCTATTATTCGACAGTTGGGCGCGGAAATAAAATGATTATTTCCTTTGACTATATCAAAACCACTAGTCAATTAGGAGGAAATCTTACTGAATGGCAGGTTGTCGGCGAAATTGTTGACAAATTTAAAAAGTTCGTTCAACGAGATATTGTTTTTGACAAAAAACCCATGATTTCCCTGTTTACCAGCGTTCAAAGCAACCGCTCTGGTATTACGAACAACAAATCCTCTGATGAAATCATTGACAACGAAAGCACGGTAAGTCTTTCAGATCGTATTATTCAGTTTTCCTCTCACATGTTTATTCTTCGGAAGAAAACAATGGACGAAATCTTGGAAGAGGGAATTGAATTTGGAACGCATAAATTTATCTGTATTAAAGCCCGCCATTTAGGAGAGGACGTAATGGGTCATTTAGAGCCAGTAAAAGACGGCGACAAGTTGCGCCAGAACTTCATAAATTTGGAAATAAAAAATTTCCTCGTATCCGAAAAGGGCGACTTGCGAGATATTGTAGCTAAAAGAGGCTATACCTTAGAAAAATCTCATTCCAATGAGCCAACCAGTTTCTAGTTGACAAGAAACGCTTCTCGGGGTATCATTCCGACGAATGAGTGACAAAAAACAATTCAAAACCTACCCCGCAGGCAAAGTCTGCGAAGTTCTTCAAACGCTCAATTATCCAATCCAAGATTTCGGGTCATATATCAGGACAAGAGCAATTTATCGTGATGGAGATACACCTAGCGCACTAAAAGTTTGGAAAGATTCTGGCTGGTGTCAAGACTTCGGCGAAGATAAGGGTTTTTCTCTCTACGATCTTGTCGCCAAAACAATCGGCACAACCAACCCAAAAACTATTCTAGAAATTATAAATTGCGAAAAACAACCCGCCATTTACTGCCCCCGCCCAAAATTCCTTATGGCCAAAACTTACGACCCAAAGTGTTTAGAAAGACTTCTTCCGAACTACTCATTCTACGAGAAGAAAAACATTTCGGCGGAAACTCAAAAGCTTTACAAAATGGGCTACGCTACAACAGGACAAATGTTTCAGCGATTAACTTTCCCCGTATTTGATGAACACCAACAAATCGTTGGCTTCTCGGGCCGACACATTTATTGGACGGAAGAATCTAACTCTCCAAAATGGAAGCACGTTGGCCGAAAAGAAAGCTGGGTCTATCCCTATAATGTTTTCAAGCCAGAAAAGATCATTAACCCCATTCTTGTGGAGAGTATTGGAGACAGTATGGCTTTGTCCGAAAATGGAATATTCGACCATCTTGTGACATTTGGATTAGACTGTTCTGCAACGCTTTTATCCTTTCTTTTGGCGCAAAATCCCGAAACGATCACAATCTCCACGAATAATGATAACCAGAAAGCCGAAAATACTGGCAAACTCGCGGCGATTAAAACGCTAATAAAACTATCCAGCGTTTTCCCTGTTGATATGCTGCGAATCAAACTCCCGACCCTCAACGACTTGGGCGAGATGCAAGAAAAAGGCGAAAATCTAGTTGACTGGCAAAAAAACGGTGCTATCCTATCTAAACCCGAAATCCTAGAAATTATAACCAAACACCGCGAAAAGTTCAACACCGATAAGTTGGCAAAGTTTTTGAAGAAATATGAATAAGCAAACGCCAGAATTCCGCTGTTGGACCAATAACCCAAAATCATATCGTAACCATATAATGGTCTATCCAGGGGATGGAATCGTTAAAGAGTTCTTTTTTGACGGCAGAGAATGGGATTCTTCTTCATATGGCCACTTAATGGAATGGACAAAATCTTTTGACGCTAACGGCAAAAAAATCTACGAAGGAGACATTGTTCTCTGGCACACAGAAGACCCATTTGAAGGAGGATACTACCACAAAAAAATGGTTGTCGGCTGGAATCAGCGGTGTATGCAATTTCGTCTTTTTGAATTTCCAAATCAAGTCGGCAAAGCAGCGGGCGAAACATTTTGGGCCGAAGATGTTCGGGTAATTGGCCACATTTTTGATTACGAGAACGAGGAGTGTCGGTATCACTTGGACGAGTCAGTGAAAGGTTTAGTTAAACAGTTGGGGGAGATTAAATAATGATCGAAGAAATTAGACCCACAAAATATTGCGATATTAATGATGACTACACCAAAAACCATTTACTAACCTTGATTGACTGGTTGGTTCAAGAGGTTGGCTCGGCTGGCGGAGATGGAGACGCAATTTGGTATTCAAAGCATTTTTGGATCAAGGACATTCTCTCTCTTGTTCACGAATACAACGATAAACAAAAATACAAATGGGAAATTTCTTTTGAAGAAGAAAGAGGTCTAATTTTTTACGGGCAGCATCAAGAAGGTCTTATTGATTTCGACGAAAAGAAAACCCCTTCGTTCACGGAGGGGATGAATTTTCGCAATAATTTATAAAAAAATCGAAGATTTTTATAAATTTAGTGTAATATCTTGTATGGCGCACCGCGCATACAAGTTTCGCATTTATCCTACGACCGAGCAAGAAAGCGTTTTACGTCAAACGCTGGGCTGTTGCCGATTCGTGTATAATTGGGCGCTCGCGCAAAAGCGCGAAGCGTGGGTAACGCAAAAGAAAAGCGTTTCCCATAACGCTGTATCTCGGGCGCTCACAGCGATGAAGGAAACTGAGGAGCGTAAATGGTTGAACAACGTTTCCAGTGTTTGCTTGCAGCAAACGCTTCGCAATCTCGACACAGCATTTGTGAACTTTTTCAAGAAACGCGGAGCTTATCCAGCGTTTAAAGCGAGGAAAAACGGCGGTTCGGCGCGTTTCCTGCCAAACGCTTTTCATGTTAGCGGCGACTCGTTGTTCGTTGCAAAAATCAAAACGCCCATCAAAGTCTCGTGGTCACGAAAACTTTCTGGCGAGGCCAGTCAAGTCACCGTTTCACAGAATGCCGCTGGCCAATGGTTCGCGAGTTTTCTCTGCGACGAAAACATTCAAACGCTGCCGCCAAGCGATAACAAGGTTGGCGTTGACTTGGGAATTTCCGCTTTTGCAACGCTTTCCAATGGCGAAAAGTTTTCGCAACCGAAAAAGGTTCGCAGTTTGCGCAAAAAGCTGGCACGCTTACAACGAAAGCATTCTCGCAAGCAAAAGCACTCCAAAAACCGTGAAAAGGCTAGGCGCAAGACTGCCCGCCTCTACCAGCGCGTTTCAAACGTGCGTACAGATTTCCTCCACAAGTTGTCAACCAAGCTAATTCGCGAAAACCAAGTGATCGCGCTGGAAGACCTCTCCGTTAAAAACATGGTTAAGAACCGCAGGCTGTCTCGCGCTATCAGCGAGCAAGGCTGGCGCGAGTTCCGCACCATGCTTGACTACAAGTGCAAGTGGTACGGTCGCGAGTTGATAATCGTTGACCGATTTTACCCGAGTAGCAAAACGTGCTCGTGTTGTGGGCGAAAAAAGAATCTTTCGCTTGACAAGCGGGAGTGGACATGCGAATGTGGCGTCACGCATGACCGAGACATTAATGCCGCGAAAAATATTCTGGCCGCTGGACAAGCGGCGTCAGCCTGTGGAGCAGACACAAGACCAACGAAGAACTACGTTCTTCGCGGCAGTCCGCGTCGAAGCAGGAAACCCTCTCAGCAATGAGAAGAATCCCCTTCCTTTAGGGAGGGGAGTATGTCAATATCACTAATAATAAGGAAGACTTCGATAATCGCCCAAGCTGGCAACAATGTTCGGTAGTTCTTTAACATATGAATAAAAATCCAAAAACAATTCTAATTTACTCTGGCGGACTAGACTCAACTGTTCTCTTGCATCGCCTATTAAAAGACGGACACAATGTTAAATGCATATCCGTTGATTATGGGCAAAAACATAAAAAAGAATTAAATTCAGCAAAGTATTTTTGCGCACAACTTAACGTTCATCATGAAATTGTTGATCTTTCAAGCATTACAAAGTTAATCAGTTCTAGTTCTCTTACGTCAGATATAACTATCCCAGAGGGGCATTATGAGGAAGAAAGCATGAAAGCGACCGTCGTTCCGAATAGAAATATGGTTATGCTTTCAGTAGCTATCGCATGGGCAATTAACGAAAAATTTGACTATGTGGCATATGCGGCCCATAATGGCGATCACGCCATCTATCCAGATTGTCGGGACGAATTTGTTGAAAAGGTTTCTCAAGCTGCCGAGTTAGCCGATTGGCATCCAGTGAAGATAATTCGTCCATTCATAAAATTATCCAAGGCAGATATTGCAAGACAGGCGGGAGAGTTGAATATTGACGTGAGTAAAACTTGGTCATGCTATAAAGGGGCAGAATTACACTGTGGAAAATGCGGAACCTGCGTTGAAAGAATTGAGGCGTTCCAACTTGCTAATGTAAAAGACACTACCATTTACCAATGATCACCTGCTCAAAAACTTACGCTGATATTCCGTTTGCTCATCGGCAACCAAACCACGACGGGCACTGTGCTTTTATCCACGGTCACAATTGGTCTATCTCTATAGAATTTTCATCCGAGGAGTTAGACAAAAATGGTTTTGTAGTAGATTTCGGTAAACTGAAATATATTAAAGGGTGGATAGATGAAAATTTAGATCACGCATGCCTTTTAAACGAAAAAGACCCATGCTTGCCCGAATTTCTCAATTCAAAATACTTTAAATTGTTTATTATCCCAGATTGTTCATGCGAAGGATTGTCCGCTTTTTTATTCAAAACACTGAATGGTCTAATTCAAGAACAAGAAGGTGGAAGGGTTAAAATAACGAAACTCACCGTGACGGAAGACAGCAAAAACTCGACAACATTTTCTGAATGAAGTATCCAATTTATGAACATTTTAAAGCTTTCCAAGGGGAGGGTTGCCACATGGGCAAGTCCGCCTATTTCGTTAGGTTATATGGGTGCCCACTGCAATGTAAATGGTGTGATTCTGCTGGAACGTGGCACAAAGACTGGGTGCCGAATCATGTAGAGAAAATGGACGAGGTGGAAATCTTTCGCCTTTTTAAGAACGATAACAGTTTCGTGGTCCTAACAGGGGGAGAACCAGCGATCTTTAATCTTTTGCCCCTGACTGATTACATTAAAAGTCATTCCTATATTCCTATTCATTTGGAAACTAGCGGAGCCTTTCCCATCAAAGGGAATATTGATTGGATCACAGTATCTCCGAAATGGAGCAAGTTGCCGCTAATCGAAAATCTCAAAAGGGCAAATGAGATTAAGATTATAGTGGAAAACTCAGATTCAATAAAGAAATGGGTTGAAATTATTGGAGAAATAAATGTCCCAATTTGGCTTCATCCAGAATGGTCGCAAAGAAAGAACCCAGAAATTCTTGACTCCATCTCTAATTATGTTAAGCGTTACGGTGGGAATTTTAGAGCGGGTTATCAATTACATAAACTTTATATGGTCGATTCGCTAGATAAAAACTCAAAACCAATAACACCGCTTGGAGGAATAAAAGATAATGAACGCTGAAAAAAACTTTGAAGAAATTTTGACTCATTTGGGAGAAGACCCTAATCGAGAGGGTTTAAAAGAAACCCCCAAAAGATATATTAAGTTCTTGGAAGAATTTCTGTCTCCTCCTGAGTATAATTTTACCGTTTTTGACTCAGAGGGTTATGATGAAATGATCATAGAATCAGATATTTCTTTTCAATCTTTATGCGAACATCACTGTGCTCCCTTTTGGGGATTTGGGACGATTGCCTATGTTCCAGATAAAAAAATTGTTGGGTTGTCAAAGTTAGCAAGGTGCTTAGAATCCTTTTCTAGGAGGTTTCAAAACCAAGAAAGGATTACGATGCAGGTTGCAGATTTCATCGAAAAGGAATTGCAACCCAAGGGCGTTGCGGTTCTTTTGAAGGCCAGACATACATGTATGGAGATGAGGGGAGTCAGGAAAAGCGGTATTTGGACAACAACCAGTTGTCTAAGGGGTTGCTTTAAGAATGATTTGAATTGCCGCAATGAATTTTTACAACTATCAAAATGAAAGTGGCCTTAATTAGTTGCAGTAAAAATAAAAAGAATTACAAATGTAGGGCGGCTGAGATGTACTCTAGTTCTGTTCTTTTTAAGAAAACGTTAAATTTTTGCAAGGAGTATGATAAGATAATAATCTTGTCTGCCAAATACGGCGCGATTTCTTGCGACGACGAAATTGAACCGTATGAACAAACTCTTGGTGGATCATCCAAAAAAGACAGAGAAGAATGGGCTCTCAAGTGTTTCAGTAGTTTGAAGGCTATTCTTAAAATAGAAGAATGTCAATTTGATTTCTTTACTGGTGTTAATTATTACGAACCACTAAAGGATTTACTTACGCACTCCAATTTTCCCATGAGAGGACTAGGGATAGGGGAAAGATTGAGGTTTCTATCTTTATGAAGATATATTTTGCTGGAATTTCTGGAAACGTTAAAAGACTGAATTACTTAACGGAATTTGGAGCATCAAAATTGATGCTAACATACGCTGATATAAAGTTCTATAACAAACAAATGCCACGTTTTAAAAACGGAGGATTTGATATTCTTTTGGATAGCGGAGCTTTTTCGATATGGAAAAGAGGGTTTAACGTCGATATTCTAGACTATGTAACTTACATAGAAAAGCATGATATTTCCAAGTATATTGTCTTGGATGTAATTGGGGATCACGAAAAAACAATGGAAAACCAAAAGATTATGGAAGAGTTGGGATTGAATCCTATTCCAGTGTTTCACATGACTTCGCCGATTCTAAATCTTGGCGCAATCTGTGAAATATACCCATATGTGTGTTTGGGAGGAACAGTTGGTTCGAGTTTTAGCAAACGAGTCGAATTTTTCAAGAGAGTATTTGACGCCTTTCCATCTCATAAATTTCATGGACTCGGTTTGACGGACTCTAGGATAATGAAAATGTTTCCATTTTACAGTGTTGATTCCACAACATGGTTGGTCGCGGATAAATGTGGAAAAATCCTAGACAACGCAGGGAAACAAATTAGACCACCGCAACCAATGGATTCAAAATTCCGCTTTGAAAACACCATAAAATATTTCGTTAATTTAGAAAATGAATAAAATCACCGCTTCCGTCGCAGGTATTTCTTTCGCCCTAAAAGACAATCCCGCCCTTAAATACTCCGAACTCAAAGAGGGTGAAAAGCTTGGCATTGTTCCAGAACCAGAAAACAATGTTGACCCTAAAGCTATTCGTCTAGAATACAATGGCTCAAAAATCGGCTACGTTCCGCGCAAAAAAGAAGGGCTAGACTTTAGCATTCAAAGCTGGTGCGCCGATCATATTGATTCAGTTTCGGCAGAAATTGACCAAACGTGGTATCGAAAAGACGGCGAAATTACTTTCGAGTATAGCGAGGGTTGCGAATTGGTTGGGGTTTACGTTCGATTCGAGATTCCCATCAAGGACGAAACCGAATTTGATGACAAAATCATCACCAAACACTCGTTTAGCGAGCCAGATGTAATCGTTGACTTCAACGAGACAAAGCACATTTACAACATGCGCTGCGAAGGCGGCGTTAAAGTTCTCAAAGGTGGAACAACCTTCATCAAGAGATTTTACGACCCATTCGATGCGCCCAAAATTGCCCGCCAATGTTCAAAATATTGGGGAGTCTCGGCGGAAGATATTGAAGAAATGTGGGCGAGTAATGGTTCTGTGAGCGGCCTTTTAGGAACGACAATCCACTTAGCCTTGGAGCATTATATCAATTTCAAAAGGGTCGGCGAAACTATCACCAAAACCCGCCAAGCCTCGGGCAAAGATGTTAGCGGCAATTATGCCATGCCAAAACATCCCTTCTTGTCCAAAGTAGTAAAACAACTCAACCGCCTCACTGACAAACTAGATAAGAAATATGGAGTCGAAGAAGTAGTCGCTGAGGCACTTGTAACAGATTCGGCCACTGGTTGGGGCGGATTGGTTGACCGTCTTGCCATCCTAGATAAGAAAAACAAAATCGCCCGCGTGCAAGACTACAAAGTAAACATTGGCGCGGAAAAAGAAGAAAAACACAGCAAACCCAAACACCCCTTCTCGCATCTTCCCGCGAACAAACTAACGAAGTATGCGTTACAATTATCATTCTACGCCTCAATCTTAAAGAAACATGGCTGGACGATTGAAGGTTTGGACGTTTTTATCTTTGAAAGTAAATGGGTTCACCACCAACTAGACCTAATTGACTTCGCCGCATATAGGGAAGAAATTCAAAAAATGGGTTGACAAGTTGTTTCTTAGTGCTAATTTAAAGCATGGACAAACAAGATTTCGATAAAGCTTTCGCTGAAATGCGAACATACAAACCAGAAACAACAACAGTTGACGAATATTTCCTCCTTGACTGCAAAGAATCTCTAGAAGCTGGCTTAGAATTCACTCAAGGAGCTTTGGCCGAACATGACGCTTCTTTAGGCCGAACAACTTTTAAAAACAAAAGCTGGGCCGAAACAATGGAAAAATCTATTACCCAAATGCGTTCTTGTATTCAAAGAGTTGATGGTTTTTTGGCTAAATTTTAGTATGACTCTTCCAATCTTCACGAGCAACTATTGTTGAATTCTACTAAGCAATTTAAACCCATTTGAGGGAAAGCCTTTTCTCAACAAGTCTCTGCAAAGACCATTTTCTCTACAAAAAGTGGTTAAATTATTAATTTTTAAAATTTCTCCTGTTTCGCTTTCAATTAGATAATTTTTACCTTTATGCTTGGCCACTTCTCCAGACGGACAGTACTTTTTCCAACCAAGACAAGAAATACCAACTCCTGCGTGAATGGCAAACATGGTTCTATGTGGGATGTTCTCTTTCCTGCATAGTTCGCTAACATTTTCAGTGGTAACAATTTCACCATTTGGACTGATGAATCTATAAATCTTAGTTTTTTTGGCTGGATTTTTCCAACCATCATGTTCTTTTCTTTTGCCAACGGCCACATCTGCCATTAATTTATAATTTAAATTATTTTTTCTACAAAATCTACTGAGATTTTCAATCTCAACCAATTCTCCACGAGGATTCAAAAGCGTATATTTTTTAGATTTAAATTTCCCACCATAAGCATTTGGATTTTTAAAGATTATTTCTTCCGTTTTTTTAGATATTTTTTCTCTTACATCTGGGTCTTTCAAACTAGCTCTTTTGGCCAAAGAGATTTTCTTCCTTTGCTCCTCTGTAAATTTATATCCACAAGTTCCAATCTTAGTGACTAACTTGACCAAATTATAACCCTTTTCTGAATTTGATGAATCATAAACGTCAATCCAATACTGCTCTCTTTCCCTTAAAAGATCGTTTGAGTTTTCACAAAATTCAATAGGCTCAATAATAATTGATTCTATCCCGTATTTATTAGCCGCTCTCTGCAAATACTGATTATGATGTTTTTGGCTTCTTAATTTAGACAAATGCTCTCTTTTTCTGTATGGCCATCTAATAGTTGATCCGATATAAATTTTATCGCATCCATTGAAATAAATTTTATAGACGCACCTCTCGAATCGTTCCTTTTTTCTTGGCATACCTTTATTTACACCAAAATCTTCCATTGGAAGAGATTTTGTTTGACTTATTCTTTGTTTGCTATATAATCTCACCTACAATGAACCAAATTCTCGCTGTCTTTACCTCTAATTTTTCAATATCTCGCTCCATTCTCACACTAGATGACCCATCCAAAGTCACGCCCGAAGGCTCGGATTCGATTCTCGAAATCGCCAAAACCAATAATCTCAAACAAGTAATCCTTCTAGAATCAACCTTTATTGGCTTTAAAAAGGCTTTTGATAGTTTCGCCGCAGCAGATATTCAGTTGATTTTCGGCATCCGATTCAAGATTTGCAATGATCGTTTGGCCGAAGACCGTGAAAAAACCGAGCACAAGATTTGTCTCTTCGCCAAAAATGATTCGGGCTGCAAAGAGTTGATGAAACTCTATTCAACGGCCCAAACTAAATTCGGCGGGTTTCTTGATTATTCCTTGTTAAAGGAACGCTTAACAGACAATCTATTAGTCGTTATCCCGTTTTACGACTCATTTATACACTGCAACGCTCTTCATGGGGGGCAGTGCTTGCCAGACTTGAGCTTTTGTCAGCCGATAATGTGGTTGGGAGAGCACGGGTTGCCATTCGACCACATTTTGCGGCGAAAAACAATTGACTTTGCGGCCAAAAACGGCTACGATACACAAGAAATTCACCACATCTATTACAAAAATCGGGCCGATATTGACGCCATGACTACATACAAAATCCTTACAAACAGACAAGGCGGAAAATCTCAAACACTAGATCGGCCAGAGTTGGCTGGATTTAGCTCGTGTGAATTCTGCTGGCAATCGTTCTGTGAAAAACTGGAAAATCCAAAAGCTACTTGACACAGACTGCTCAACGTGCGACCATCCAGACATGTGCAAAAAACTTTGGGGAATAGAAATTCTAGAATGTGGTGTATGGATTGATATTGATTACGCGGAAAGTTTAGAAGACGCCTTGACTTTGGCAAGTTCAATGGTAGATTCTGTTCGAGAAGAATGGATTAGAATTGTGACACCAGATAACAAAATACTTTGACCAAAACTCAAACCATCAAAAACTGGCTCAAAAACAAAGAAATCTCCTTCATCTTTAAAGAGGAGTGGAGCGGCGGAGAAAGAGGTTTTCCTAGCGAAGAACTATTGATTAAAGAGGGCGAAAAGCTAACCAAATTAAAATTCAAAAAAGAATGATCAAAAACCCCACAACCAACCAACCAATCTTTTATCTAAGCGACGAAAACGAAGTCCTCAAAGGCGTTGTTTCCCGAGTGTTCTATTTTGAGGTTGAGCTTTCGTCAAAAAAGCTTTTAGACAAAGAAAACATCTACCCAACAGAAAAACTCGCTATTCAGCATGCGCTCAAAAGCCTCAACAAGCAAATCTTCACCCTTTCAAAAAAACGCGAAAAACTTGCCACTAAAATGGCTAAAATGTTAAAATGAACGACCTCCTACGCTTTAAATTTGATCAAAAGTTTGTCGTTTTTGACGGGGAGACTTCTAACCTCGCATTGACTTCCGAGAAACCTTGGCAATTTGCTTGGTTAACAGCCAAGGGTAAATACATCACCAACAAATTTGAGCGCAAAATCCTTTGGCCGAATTATTCTGTTGCGCCCGAAATCGCGGCGATGAATCATTTTAACGAAAGCCAATACCTGCGCGAAGCACGCGATCCCGCCGAAGTTTTGGACGAGTTCGAGAGCTATCTATATGACCCGTCATACATGAGCATATCCATGAATGGAATCGGTTTCGATTGCCACATTCACAACAATTGGCGCAAAGCTTTGGGCCGAAAGACTGATTATTCTTGGTTGGACCGCCATTGGGACATTCTTGCAGTGTTTCGGGCCATTCAAAGTGGCGCGAAAAATCCGCCGAAAGATGATTTCTTGGCTTGGCAGTATAGTTGGATTAACCATCGGGATAGGAAGATTAAGGCTTCTCTAGCAAGTCAGTTGAAGCATTACAATATCCCCTTTAATGATCAATCCAGGCATGACGCCCTTGTGGACGTAGAGTTGACATTTGAAGTTTTCAAGAAACAACTATTTGAGCTAGATATTTGATATGGCCGCAGAAGATTGGCTTCCATTTCCTTATGATCTTGATGGCCCTGAATATCCAGAGCCAGAAGATTATCTTGACATGAGCGACGAAAAGCTTTACAGCGAAACCGCGATGGCCAGAACAGAAAAACTAAAAAGTATTAGAAAATACTATAAAACCCACAACTATTTGAGCGACAAACAAAGATGGTGCTTGGCGAAGTGGCTTGCAGATAAGGACGAAAAATATGCTTAACCATTTTCAACCATATAAACGAGTCTTAAATAAGGGCGTCATTCTTCCGTCCATATCTATCGACCAACGCTTCTACGATGAGCTAGGTTTAAAGAACACAGTCTCAAATTACGAATTTCTCCGCCGCCTTTGCTGGAAAGGTATTCAAGATAAGGGTATCGACAAACTACCAAACAAGCAAGAATACTATAGTCGCGTAAAGAGGGAATTGGAGACGTTTGAGGAGTTGGGGTTTTGTCCATACATTCTCTTGAACTGGCAAATCTTGAGCTTTTGCGAAAAAGAAAAAATCGTTACGGGCAAGGGTAGGGGTAGCTGCGTTGGAAGCCTTGTCCTATACCTATTAAAAGTCACCCATATTGATCCACTTCCGAACAAACTATATTTCGAGAGATTTGTGTCTAAAAATCGGGCGAAAAAAATCATTGACGATGACGGGACAGTTTATCTAGATGGCTCACTATTGCCAGATTGTGACCATGATATTGAATACACAAGTCGGGCAAGCGTTATCAATCATATTAATGATAGATTCGACGGCCAAACAAGCAAGATTCTTACGCTCAATACCCTGAGCAGTAAGATGTGCATGAAAGAGTGTCTTAAAATCGTTGAAGGATGCTCGGAAGAAGAAGCGAACGTAGTTTCAGATGCTATCCCAAAAAAGTTCGGCAAAGTATTAGACTTAGTTGACGCCGAAAAAGAGAGTGAAAAGTTCGCCCAATATGCGAAAAAACATCAAAAAGCCTTCAAAATAGCAAAAAAACTAGAAGGCTTAGTCAAAAACACGGGAGTTCACCCCTCTGGAATCGCGATTTCTGACCAGAAAATTGATGATGCGATTCCACTCCAGATGACAAAAGAGGGCGACATTATCTCTGGATTTGAAATGGGTGACGTTTCATCTCTGATGGTTAAGTTTGACATTCTTGGATTGAGAACGCTCTCTGTTGTTCAGCAAACGGCGGAAATGGTTGGAATTGATTATAAAAGTTTCGAGCCGCCCCCAGAACAAACCTACGTCTATCTACAAAATCTAGTTGCGCCACAAGGAATCTTCCAGATAGAAACCGATACGGGTTTCAGAGTATGCCAAAAGGTTAAACCCAATAGCCTTGATGAGTTAAGCGATGTGTTATCACTTTCCAGGCCAGGAAGTATCGCGTTTTTGGATGAATACTGCAAGGTAAAGGAGGGTTCTCAGGAAGTGGCTGAAAGATGGCCCGCCTTAGATAAAATCTTAAATGAAACAAAAGGAACAATCCTGTTCCAAGAAACCCTAATGCGTGTCTGCAACGAGGTTTTCGGCCTTTCGTTGCTGGACGCAGAAAGCGTACGCCGTGCGACGGGTAAAAAGAAAAAAGAGGAAATGGAGATATGGAAACCTGTTATTTTCAATAATGCGAAAGAAAAAGGCATCCCCGAAAGTGTGGCCCAATTTTTTTGGGACGCTATGATTGCGTCAGCAGACTATTCGTTTAATCGCTGTCTAATTCCAGAAACAATAGTTAAGACCCCAGAAGGATTAAAGACTTTGCAAGAAATTGAGATTGGCGACAAAGTTCTTTCCTTAGAGGTAGATTCTGGAAGAAATATTTATTCGGAAGTTGTTGGAAAAATAGAGTCAACCGCCGAAGTTTTTGAATTTGAAATGGAGGACGGAACTATAATTTCTTGTTCAATGAATCATAAATTTTTGTGTGATGATGGAAAAATGAGAAAAATTTCAGAAATTTTGAAGAATAACTTTTCTATAACGTGTAATCTTGAGCATGGGATCACCTAAAGAACCGCATTTACATAAGTTCATACCGTCATCTACGTTTGAGACATGTCTCGTCTCTGGGTGGAAAAGAATAGACATTTTAAGAAAATACAGAAAGAGAGAAAACGGCGTCTATTACTTAGATAAATTTATCAACCATTTAAAAAACGAATGCAATCTTACATTCAAAGAGTATGTAAAAAATTGGTTGAAAGAAGAGTGGCCAAAATGTCCAATTAATAGCGAAGAAGTTGGATTCATGGTTTGCGGAAAGGGGGTTTATTTCTCTAGGTTTGTTGCCACAGTAACAAAAGAACATTCCCCCGCCTTTAAAGCGGCATGCGATAAAATGGCGAAAGATAGACTTGGAGAGGGGAACCCAATGTATGGAAAACCCGCTTGGAATAGAGATATTCCAGACGACCATCCTTGGAAGATAGAATTTATAAAAAGAGTAACTGGCCACATTAAGTCTCCAGAAACAATCGAAAAGTTAAAATTGGCGGCAAAAAACCGAACAAAAGAGCCTCACTTAGGTTGCAAACATTCAGAAGAAACAAAACAAAAACTTAGAGAAGCAAATGCTAAAAAGTGGGCAAATGGCGTTTTCAATAGGAAAACTTCTATAGAAGTAAAAACTGAAAACTTCTTAAAAGAAATTTCTCCTTTTTTGAGGGATAAAAATTGGGTTTTCCAACATTGTGAAAAGTATTATACTCTCGATTTTGCATTTCCCGACTCAAAAATTGGCATAGAATGTCAAGGAACTTTTTTTCATACTGATCCAAGGGTATATCCCAATGGGCCAATTACCGCTATTCAAAGAAGAAACGCTGGCCGCGACAAATCCAAAAGAAAATACTTGACAGAAAGAGGCTGGCAGATTATAGAGTTGTGGGAAATAGAAATTAACGACGGAAGATTTAAAGAACAGCTTTTATGCGAACTACAAAAATTAGGTCTTATAGAAAACTCGGGACAAGAACATGTATAGATATTGAAGTTGATCATAAAGATCATAATTTTTATGCGGAAGATTTAGTCACAAGCAATTCTCATGCGGTTGCATACGCATCCTTGGCTGAAATTTGTGTTTTCCTAAAGTTTAATCATCCCAAAGAGTTCTTTCTTGCCCTGTTAAAAATGGCAAAAAATGAACAAGAACCGTTCCAACAGATTTCCCTAATCTCTCAAGAGCTTCCCCTATTCAACATTCGACTTCTTCCGCCAGACCTAATTAAATCTTCCGAAGAGTTTACTATCGAAGGGAACAATATTCGCTTTGGTTTAAATTCTGTAAAGGGCATTAGCGACCAAACCGCCCAAGCCCTCAACATTTTTCGCGGCAAAACCCTAACCAACAAATTTGAAATCTTCAACGAAGCAAAAGAAGCTGGCCTAAACATTGGCGCTCTTTGCTCGCTCATCCAAGCTGGCTGTTTGGATTCCTTTAACACGGACAGGAGTTTACTCATGTTGGAAGCACAGGTTTTCAACACTCTCACGCCAAAAGAAAAGCCTCTCGTAACAAGCTACGGCCAATCATTCAACTACGACATTCTAGCCCTGCTAAAAGCAGTCGGTGAGGGTAAACTGCTGAACGACAAAGGCAAACCCATCATCTCAGACAGCCGCCTAAACACTTTGCGCGAAAAATACTCTGACTACCGCAAACTCTACGACCACAACCACAAACACAAAAAATTCTGCGAATGGTTTTTCGAGAAAAAGCTGTTAGGATATTCTTATACTCACAACTTGCGCCAAGTCTTCCAAGACAGCGAAAAGTTCACGCCAATCATTGAGCTACTATCTTTGGCCGACAAAGACCGCGTGCGAATTGTTGGCACCGTCGATGATTTCGCCAAAGCAAAAAGCAAGAAAAACGACAAACCCTACCTCCGAATCAACCTCTCAGACGAGGGCGGCAAAACAACAATCCTATTCTTCGATAAACAAAAACTCCACAAAGACCAAAAACCGAGCTTTGAAGATCACCCCATGACAATGTTCTTTAAATCGGCGGAACTAGAAAAAGACGACATTATAGTAGTTGACGGCCAAAAGTCTGGTGATATAGTGTTCGCCAATGAAATCAAGAAAATTGACACAAAAATCTTTAGCAAAGTTTCGGAGGCAAAGAAATGATCCCTTTCCCAGATAAGAAATACAATATAATTTATGCCGATCCTCCGTGGGATTATGGGAACACGAAAAATCCAAAAGGGTGGTGGGGTAGGACCGAAAAACATTATGAGTCAATGACGATTAAGGATTTGAAAGCTCTTAATCTCAATTCTATTTCCGCCGAAAACTGTTATTTATTTTTATGGGTAACGTCGCCATTCTTGGAAAAAGGTTTTGAGCTTATCAAATCATGGGGATTTAAATATTCAACCGTTGGCTTTGTATGGGTTAAAACCAAAAATGATTCCAGCGAAGTTCGTGGAGATGGACTTGGGAAATACACATTGTCAAATGCTGAATTTTGCTTAATTGCCAGAAAGGGCAAATATTGGAGAAATTCTAAAAAAGTAAGACAAATTTGCCTTCATAAAAAAGCGGCCCACTCTAAAAAACCAGACGAAATCAGAGAACGAATCGTAGAACTCTGCGGCGACACTCCAAGAATTGAACTTTTCGCCAGAGATAAATTTGAAGGGTGGGACGCTTGGGGAAATCAATTATCGGAGGCAAAGAAATGATTCCTTTCCCAGATAAAAAATACAATATAATTTATGCCGACCCACCGTGGTCATATTACAATGATATGACTGTTCATCCAGACGAAAACCGCTCTGGTAAAGGTCTTATGAAAAAAGTTCCATATCCAGTCATGTCTTCTGATGATATAGCTAGCCTTCCAGTTAAAAACATCTCAGCCGACGATTCCATTCTATTCGTTTGGACGACAGATTACCATCTGGAAAGGTGCGTCAATAAAATTATTCCAGCATGGGGCTTTGAATACAAAACAATGGGCTTCGTGTGGCAAAAACTCAATAAAAGCGGCAATCCTGTTTCTTTTATGGGAGCTTACACATTAAAAAGCGGCGTGGAGCTTTGTCTTTTGGCCACCAAGGGCAAAAACGCTCCAAAGTTAGTAAAAAAGCGTAACATCAAATCACTAATTCGATCTGCCCGCCTCCACCACTCTAAAAAGCCAGACGAAATCAGAGAGCGAATCGTTGACCTTTGCGGCGACATTCCAAGAATCGAGCTTTTCGCCAGAGACAGTTTTGAAGG